TGAGACAGGATCAAATTTAAAGGCTCCACAACCCCAAGGGGGCTCGCGTAGAGACTCTTTTTGCGCGAGAATGGAGCCTGTAGCAGAAAAGAGCGAAAAGGGCAGTCGATCACGTGCATCGATGCAACGCTGGAACTGCCCCGGCTGGTAAGGAAACACAATGGCGTACTCAGACACATACGGTCAAACAGTCAATGTCCAAACCCTGATTGATCATGGTGCGAGACGTGCTGGCAAACTGGCCGAAGAACTGACCTCTGAGCAGTTAGTTTCAGCTCGTCAGTCGCTTGGCTTTCTTTTGCAGAACCTGATCAACATCGGGATACAGTATTTCGCCATCGATAAAATCGTTTTGGGCGTTTCTGCAAACAATTACATATACAGCCTACCCGCAGGTGCAAACGACGCTCTAAACGTGCTTTATCGCACGATGAGCCGCCCTTCTTGTAGCTACAGTTCGTCCGCTGGCGGTGTTGTGGCCAACGTTGGTGACAACAATGTGGACACCTACTGCCAACAGAGCAGTGCAAACGGCAACATTTCAGCCAATTTTGGGACAAACAACCCCATTTATGCTGGCTCGATTGGCATCTTGCCCTATGTTGCGGGCGGTGGAAGCGCCACATGGACGCTGACCCTCGAATATTCGACGGATAACAGCACTTGGACGACGCTTGAGAGCCTCGGAACCGTGACTGTGACCGACAACCAGTGGATCTGGACGGATATTAACCCCGGTCAAGACGTGCAGTACTACCGCGTCCGCGCTTCTGGTGGCACAACGCTGGCTTTGCGTGAGTTTTACGTTGGAAACAACTCAACCGAGATCACAATGTCTCGTTTGAACCGCGACGACTACACAAACCTGCCAAACAAGAACTTTACGGCCAACCAACCATTCCAATTCTGGTTTGACCGCACGATTCCCCTGCCTACACTGTACTTGTGGCCAGTCCCAAGCGATCCGTTCGTGCAAATTACCGTGTGGTACAGCAAACAGATCATGGATGTAGGCGCTTTGACTGACGAGCTGTACATCCCAACGCGCTGGTACGAAGCAACTTTGATGATGCTGGCTCACCGTATGAGCCTCGAGTTGCCCGGCGTTGACATGCAACGCATCCAATACCTCGAAGCGCAGGCCGAGAAGTACCTAAACATGGTTGAGCAAGAAGAGCGTGACAAGTCGCCGATCTACTTCGCTCCTAACATCAGCGTGTACACAAAATAATGCCAATCTTTCTCGACACCCGTGGAAATGCTACTTTATCGATAGCGATCTGTGATCGTTGCAAGATGAAGCGTGCCCACGACGAGATGAGACCTGACCCCAATTTCCCCGGCCTCCAAGTTTGTGGCCAAGGTTGTGCGGATGAGAAAGATCCCTATAGACTCCCAGCCCGAAAAACTGAGAGAATAACGATCAGATTCCCACGTCCTGACGTGAGCGTTGCCGCCAATGACAATGACATTGTTACGACTCAAAATGGCATCACAGGTGGTAGCTTCATCATCTCGACTGAAGGTAATACTCAGACGCCCGAGAACAACGGTAACAATGACCAACTGAGCCCATGATATGTCCGCACAAGTAACGATCTCACAATTACCAACCGCTGGCACGATTACAGGCTCCGAGCTTGTACCTATTGTTCAGAATGGCCAGACCGTTCAAACAACTACCGGCGCGATCTCCTCTTCGCCCAATCAAACACAGACGTTCCTGACGCTCAACCAAGAGCCTACGTTGGCCAACAGCCGTGCGCTGTCTGGTGGTACTGGTGTTGGTTTGATTGACGGTGGTGCGCAGTCCACGCTTCAGGTGTATCTAAATGGCGTCTCAGGAAGCCTTGAATCGGCTTCTAACGGGATTATTTCCAAATCTAGTGGCTCAGTAGTCGCTCGTACACTTTCGACGTCTGGTAGCGGTTTAAGCGTTACTAATGGCAACGGCGTGTCTGGTGACCCTACGTTCCAATTGACAGGCGTGGCCGCATCCGTTGCTGGCTTGTCTGGCACGGGTGTTTTGGCCATGACTGGTGGCGGCACTACGGTGTCTGGTCGTGACCTTATAGGTACGTCAAATCAGATCACTGTTACCAACGGAAACGGTGCTTCTGGTAACCCTACGTTTGCAATTGCTGACAACGTTGTGCTCCCCGGCACGGAGGGTGTGACCCTTCCAATCGGTACAACCGCCGAGCGTCCTTCTCCAGCCACCAATGGTGAACTTCGCTACAACACCACTACAGCTACCTTTGAAGGTTATGCAAACGGCGCTTGGGGCGCTATCACTACAGGCACTGGCGTAACCTCTGTTGGTTTGGTGTTGCCTAGTGACTTCACCGTCACCAACTCACCAGTGACTTCTGCTGGCGATCTGACGGCAACTTGGGCATCCCAGACAGCCAACTATATGCTGGCGGCTCCTAACGGCTCTTCTGGCACGCCTAGCTTCCGTGCAATGGTCAATGCAGACCTCCCCGCTTCTGGTGTGACTGCAAACACCTACGGCTCAACCACAGCGATCCCTGTCATCACTGTGAATGCCAAGGGTGTGATTACAGGTGTAACAACCGCCGCCATCACTGGTGGCTTGGTGTATCAGGGCTCTTGGAACGCCTCGACTAACACGCCTACGCTTGCATCTGGTGTTGGCACAAACGGTTACTACTATGTTGTCTCAGTTGCTGGAGCAACAAACCTTGACGGTATTACTGACTGGCAAGTGGGTGACTGGGCTATCTTCAATGGTACATCTTGGCAAAAGATTGACCAGACCAACTTGGTCAGCTCTGTCAATGGTCAGACAGGCGCTGTTGTTCTTGGCTACGCTGATGTCGGCGCACCTTCTACCAGCGGCACTAATGCAACTGGCACTTGGAATATTGCGATCTCTGGTAACGCCGCCACGGCCACATCCGCTACCAGCGCGACTTCTGCAACCACCGCAACTAACGTAGCTGGCGGTGCGGCCAACAAGATTGTTTACAACACAAACTCTGGCACAACAAGCTTTATTGACGCGCCAGTAACCACTGGCCATTATTTGAAGTGGAATGGCTCCGCCTTCACTTGGGATGTGGCTGGAACGGGCACAGTGACCTCTGTGGACGTTTCTGGTGGCACGACAGGCTTGACTACCTCCGGTGGCCCTGTAACTTCTTCTGGCACGATTACGTTTGCTGGTACGTTGATTACATCAAACGGCGGCACTGGCTTGACTAGCTATACGGCTGGTGACCTTCCTTACTACTCAACAGGCACAGCTTTGAGCAAGTTGGGTATTGGATCCAGCACATACTTGCTGACATCTAGCGGTACTGCACCGCAGTGGAGCGATCCTTCTGGCGTCACGGTTGGTAGCGCTACAAATGCCACAAACGCCGCAAACGTGGCCACAACAGCCACGAGCACAAACGCCGACTTTTACATTCCGTTTGTTGCCTCATCTTCCACTGGCAATCAAGCTCTAGGTGTTGATGCTGGTATTACTTACAATCCATCAACTAACGCAATCACTGCTGGTATCTCAGGAGGTACGTTCTAATGGCACAAACAGGCTACACACCAATTCAGCTCTACTACAGCGCTACAACAACTAATGCGCCATCGGCAGGAAATCTTGCCGCTGGGGAGTTGGCAATTAACACGGCTGACGGTAAACTCTTCTACAAAGATAGTGGCGGTTCAGTACAAGTTATCGCGTGGAAAACAACCCCAGTTTCTGCTGGTGGTACAGGTTCTACGACGCTGACAGCAAACAATGTTTTGTTGGGTAACGGAACTTCTGCTTTACAGGTTGTTGCTCCGGGCGCTTCTGGTAATGTGTTGACATCCAACGGAACAACTTGGACATCAGCTACACCAGCGGCTTCTGGCGCAAGCAAGGGTCAAGCAATCGCTTTTTCAATCGTATTCGGTCTGTAAGGAACCATCATGGCAAATCCAAATATCGTCAACGTCACGACCCTCACAGGCAACACGACGTACTTAACTCCTAGCGGCACAACTGCTGTTGTTCTGTTGCCCAACGCCGCATCTTCTGGTTTGGTCTACAAGATCAATCAGATTGTCTGCGCTAACGTGAACGGCTCTTCTGCCGTGAATGCTACCGTAGCCATCTACACCAACGGTGCTGTGGCCCAAGGCTCTGCACCTAGCGGTGGTACGGCATACCCAATCATCTCAACGATCTCTGTGCCTGCTAGTGCATCACTGATTGCTGTGGACAAGACAACTGGTGTCTATCTGATGGAAGGCACATCAATCACTGTGACTTCTGGCACAGCGAGCGGTATCACTTACACGATCAGCTACGAATCTATCGCTTCTTGATAGGGGAACAGTATGTCATTACGACAAATGTTCGCTGGGAGTATTGTTAAGCCGGGCTTTAACCCGCTGGCGGCACAGACCACCACTTATACAAATTATTTGTATTCTTGGGGGTATAACGATTTTGGTCAGCTCGGTTTAAGTAACATTACAAACTACTCATCACCCAAACAAGTTGGATCGTTGTCAAATTGGGCGACGATTGCTAATGTTAAAACTGAGAATGGCAATTCTGCTCAGTTTTTAGCAACAAAAACCGATGGTACTTTGTGGGTCTGTGGCAGAAATAATGTTGGACAACTTGGATTGGGTAACATAACTAACTACTCATCACCCAAACAAGTTGGTTCTCTTACTAATTGGTTAAGTGTATCAGCAGGAGAATACTCTACTGCGGCAATTAAAACTGATGGCACTCTGTGGTCTGGGGGAGATAACTTTCAAGGCCAACTTGGTTTGACCAATAGAACAAATTATTCATCGCCCAAACAAGTCGGCTCTTTGTCAAATTGGTCTAAGGTTACATCAGGCTACTACCATACTGTTGCCGTCAAAACTGATGGGACGCTTTGGTCTTGGGGTTTGAATGATTATGGTCAATTAGGATTGAATATAGCCGTTACCGCTAAAAGATCATCTCCAACGCAAGTCGGCTCCCTCACGAACTGGCTAAATGTTTCCGCTGGTGGATATTTTACTGTTGCTGTAAAAACAAACGGAACATTATGGACGTGGGGACGTAGTAATTTTGGCCAACTTGGTTTAGGTACCACAACTTCTTACTCATCTCCAAGGCAAGTTGGTTCTTTGCTTAATTGGGCAAGTGTTAACACTGGAACATATCATGTTCTTGCAATTAAAACTGACGGCACGTTATGGACTTGGGGATATAACGGCGCTGGCCAACTTGGTTTAAATAACCAAACGGATTATTCATCACCTAAACAGGTGGGTGTTTTAACAACTTGGTCGCAAACCTCTGGTTCTGTTTACTCATCTGCTTCTGTCAAAACTGATGGAACTTTATGGGGTTGGGGACAAAATAATGTTGGCCAATTAGGTTTTGGTAACACAACTTATTATTCATCTCCAAAACAACTTGGCGCATTAACAAATTGGTACAGAGTATCTTTTACGGCTACTTCTACCTTCGCTTTAGGATACTAATATGCCAATACTTGTATCAGGCGTTCAATACTCAGGCATCTGGACAATGCAACAGGTGAATGCCGCTATTGCGGCTGGGACTTGGCCTTTGCCTCCGTATATGTACTCTTGGGGTTTAAACAATACTGGTCAGCTTGGTACTGGAAACATAACAAGTTATTCATCTCCAAAACAAGTTGGTTCTTCTGCCAGATGGACAACTGGAGCCTCTGGTGGTTATTGGAATGTTGGAAGAACTTTTGTTGTAGCAATCAAATCCGATAATTCGCTTTGGTCTTGGGGCGGTAACACAAAAGGTCAACTTGGTCTTGGAAATAGAACTGATTATTCATCTCCTAAGCAAGTTGGTTCATTGACTACTTGGTCTTCAGTTTCTGCTGGCGGGGGATATTCAAGTTGTTTTGCCGCCGCAATCAAGTCGGATGGAACATTGTGGGTTTGGGGAGATAACATTGAAGGTCAATTAGGTCTTGGCAACAGGACGTCTTATTCCTCACCAAAGCAAGTTGGAGCGTTAACTAATTGGTCAAAAGTTTCTTGCGGTGCTTATTATCAGTACACAGCCGCCGTCAAAACTGATGGAACATTGTGGTCTTGGGGCTATAACTTCTTTGGTCAACTTGGTCTTGGTAACACAACTTCTTATTCATCTCCAAAGCAGGTTGGATCTTTAACAAATTGGCTTTCCGTTGCTACTGGGTACGCAACAACTTGGTCAATTAAAACAAACGGAACCTTGTGGTCTTGGGGTTATAACGCCAATGGAGAGCTTGGTATTGGTAATACAACCGATTACTCCAGTCCAAAACAAATTGGTGCGTTAACTAATTGGCTATCAGTTACTTGTGGATATAACCATGCACTTGCAATCAAGACGGATGGAACCTTGTGGGCTTGGGGTAGGAACATAGTTGGAAATCTTGGAACTGGAAACATTACCAACTATTCTTCACCAAAACAAATTGGAGCTTTAACAACATGGTCAAAAACCATGCTGACTGGTAACTATGCTAGTTTTGCCATTAAAACCGACGGTACTTTGTGGTCATGGGGTTTAAATAGCAATGGTCAACTTGGACTCAATAATAGAACATATTATTCTTCGCCAAAACAAGTTGGTTCACTAACTACTTGGTATCAAGTATTTTCTGGTAGTGAATCAGCATATGCTATAAATCAATAAAACTTCTTAAAAATAAACACATGAACAAAACACTGCACTTCCTCTCTGGCATTCCACGTTCTGGCTCTACAGTCCTTGCGGCTATCCTGAACCAGAACCCAATGACCCATGTATCTACCACATCTGGGCTTGTCCACGCCCTTGATGGCTTGGCCAATACATGGCACTCAGCAGGTCTTTTGAATGACAACGACCCCACCAGAGAAAAGCTTGCGCAAACCATGCGCGGGTGCATTGATGCGTTCTATGCCGATACAGACAAGCCTGTCATCATTGACAAGTCTCGTGGCTGGCCTATTCCCCAGATTATGGGTGCTATGTCACAAGTGATTGGCCGTCCATGCAAGGTGATTGCTACAGTGCGTCCAGTGCCAGACTGCATGGCTTCATTTGTCCGTGTGGCAAAGCCTGCCGATCTGGATGAGTTCATGTATTCAGGCCAGTTAGCTGACCACCTGAAAGCCGCTTATTTGTCTTTGGAAGCTGGCTACCAAGCCATGCCAGAGAACTTCCTGTTTGTTGAATACGACAAGCTGTTGGCTGATCCCCGCGCAGAGCTGGCTCGTATCCATGAGTTCTTGGAACTGCCTGCATACGACTACGACTTCTCCAACATTGATGGCTCGTCAGTCAAAGAAGACGACGAGAATCTGCACGGCTACGCTGGTATGCACGATGTCAAACCAGTTTTGGCTAAACAGCACAATGATGTATCAAAAGACTTGCTCAAGCACCACTACAACCAATTCTGCCAGCCAGAGTTCTGGAGTAACGGAAAACGAACAATGCCTGAGTTGGATGACCTCGATCTTCAGGTCGCCGCAGGCAAGATGGGTGACTTCGCTGAAGGCTGGAGACTGTCTGAGAAACTCCACGCGGAGCGTCCTAACGACCACCGAGCCGCCTATAACCGCTCATGGTACTTGCTCAAACAGGGTCAGATTGGCGAAGGCTACAAACAGATGGATCGCGGTCGCTACTGCGGGATCATCGGTGAGCGTCGACCTGATACACCAGCTCCTGAGTGGGACGGCAAGACCAAGGGCACAATCCTCTTATACTGCGACCACGGCTTGGGTGATCAGATTCACCAAGTGCGTTATGCCCGTGACCTAGTGGCTCGTGGCAACAAGGTTGTTGTTTGCTGTTCTGGTCAACTGGCGCACTTGTTTGCCGGAATTGAAGGCGTATCCGCTGTCGTTCAGGTTGGTGCTGAGTTTGGTGTGTACCATGACTTCTGGTGCTACGGCATGACAGCCCCTAACTACCTTGGCTACGAGATGTCTGATCTGCGTGGTGATCCATACATCACAAAGCCTACGACCATCAAAGGCCGTAAAAAACGCATCGGCATCCGCTGGCAGGGCAACTCAAAGTTTGAGGATGACCACAACAAACGATTTCCCTATGAGTTGCTGTTCAACGCCATCAAAGATGCTGACGCGGAATTCATTTCACTACAGCGTGATGAGGGTTCTGAGGCTTGCCCAATATGGGTAAAACAAGTACCATTAAACACATGGGCAGACACCCAAGCGGCGGTGGCTAGTTGCGATCTGGTGATCTCTTCTTGCACATCAGTCAGCCATTTGGCGGCGGCTATGGGCGTGGAAACATGGGTGGTGATTCCAGTGATGGGGTACTACTTGTATGCGTTAGACGGCGACAAGACACCTTATTACGACACCATGACTTTATTCAGGCAAGAAGTATTTGGCGAGTGGGAAGCTCCGTTTGAGAAGATCAAGGAGCGCCTGAACGCCAATCGTGCCGCACTAAGGAGCGTAGCGTGAGCTTTAGATATGCCGCTGGATTCAATAAGCCGGGCTTTAATCCGCTGGCTACGCAAACGCCTACATACTTATACAACTTGTTTAGTTGGGGTTCAAATAATAGCGGTCAGTTAGGTATTGGTAACACTACTAGATATTCATCTCCAAAGCAAGTAGGGTCATTAACAGATTGGTCTGTTATTAGTTTGAATTGGGTTACATCAAGTTCAATTAAAACTGATGGAACTTTATGGATATGGGGTAATAATAACTTTGGTCAATTAGGTCAAGGAAATACAACAAATTATTCATCCCCAAAACAAGTAGGTGCTTTAACTAATTGGAGTACGGTTAGTGCTGGTTACTCTCATACCATAGCTGTTAAGACTGATGGTACATTATGGGGATGGGGTTGGAATGGTAATGGGCAGTTGGGATTAAATAACAGAACTAACTATTCTTCTCCAGTACAAATTGGCGCATTGACTACTTGGCTAAAAGTTTCTGCCGCTTATATCTCAACATGCGCTATTAAAACTGACGGTACGCTTTGGTCATGGGGTGGTAATAATCATGGTCAGCTTGGCCTTGGAAATATAACAGCGTATTCCTCACCAAAACAAGTTGGATCATTGACTAATTGGTCTTCTGTTTATGTTGGAATTATAACTAACTGCGTTATTTCAGTAAAAACAGATGGCACTCTTTGGTCATGGGGGACTAATCAATCTGGTCAGTTAGGTTTAGGCAATAGGTCATATTATTCATCCCCTAAACAAATTGGCGCATTAACAACTTGGGCATCTGGTCAAACTGGACTTTCCACAGGTGCCATTAAAACTGATGGTACATTGTGGACTTGGGGATCTAATACAGCGGGCCAACTTGGTCAAGGTAATACAACCAATTACTCTTCGCCTAAACAAGTTGGAAGTTTGACAAATTGGCTTAGTATTGCTTGTGGCGCTTATTTCATGACATCTATAAAAACAGATGGAACTCTGTGGACTTGGGGTAAAAATGATTATGGCCAACTTGGCTTAAGTAATATAACTAACTACTCCTCACCAATACAAGTTGGATTAACAACTACATGGTTGCGAGTTTCTGCTGGATATACCGCAGTATTGTCTAGAGGATAAATATGGCAACACAACTTATTCAAGGCGTTCAATACTCAGGCATCTGGAACATCAGCAGTCAAGCAAATGCTAAGGGGGCGGGAACTTGGCCTATTCCGCCGCAAGCTCGTTTATTTGCTTGGGGTAAGAACACTGGCGGTCAGATGGGTTTTAGCAATACCACAGCTTATTCATCGCCAAAACAATTAAACGCTACAGCCAATTGGTTAGATGTTGTTTCAGGTTACAACACCATACAGGGAATTAGATCTGATAACAGTTTATGGGTTTGCGGTATTAATAACTTTGGTGAGCTTGGTTTAAATAATAGAACAGCCTACTCATCTCCTAAGCAAGTTGGCTCTTTGACCGATTGGTCAAAAATTGGTGGAGCAGGCAATGGCCCTATTGCTGTTAAAACGGATGGAACACTTTGGTCTTGGGGATACAACCTCCGAGGCCAACTTGGGTTAAATAACACAACAAATTATTCATCACCAAAACAAGTTGGTGCTTTGACAAATTGGTCATCAATCGGGAAAAGTCTTTACGGTCTATTTTCACTGGCTACAAAAACAGATGGAACCATTTGGTCTTGGGGTCAAGGAAGTGATGGAAGATTGGGTCTTGGAAACAGCACCTACTACTCATCGCCAAAACAAATTGGATCGCTTACCAATTGGTCTAAAGCCGCTGGCGGTAACGCTTTTGCTATTGCACTCAAAACCGATGGCACTTTGTGGTCGTGGGGTATCAATGACCAAGGTCAATTAGGGTTGGGCAATACAACCAGATATTCCTCACCAAAACAAGTTGGTTCAAACACAAATTGGCTAGACATTGCCGCCGGATACCAGCATACACTTGCTGTTACAACAGGCGGAACCTTGTGGGCTTGGGGTAGAAACAATTACGGTCAATTGGGTATAGGTCTTTCAGGGCCCGGAACTTATAAGTCATCACCAACTCAAGTTGGGTCTTTAACTACTTGGTTGGCAGTGGCTGGTGGTTTTTACTCTACAGTGGCAGTTAAAACTGATGGCACAATTTGGTCTTGGGGCTATGGCGGCGCTGGTAGCCTTGGCCTTGGCAACACCACAAACTACTCAAGTCCAAAGCAAATTGGCGCTTTAAATACTTGGGTTCGACCATATAGTTTCTATGAAACAGCCGTTGCGTTTGGCGCGGTAAACGGTTAATTTACAATCTTTTCAAAGGAGTCTTAAATGACACATTTCGTGCAAGTCCTCAATGGTGAGGTAAAACAAGTTTGGGACACGCCTCCATCTGAAGGTGTTGGTAACAACGGCTGGCGTAACGCTGTCGAAGTTCGTCCTACGATTCAAGCTGGTCGCCAAGGCTATACAGCCCACCGCTTTGACCTGAGCGTTGACCCCGTGCAGATCATCTGGGATACATACGAGATCTCTGTGGATGACCGCAAAGGTGGCATGAAGTCAAACGCTGGTTTTGGGTTCCAGATGGTTGTGAACCAACAGGCTCGTAACCCTGAGACATTTGATGCCGCCGCTATTGAGACTGCTCGTCAGGCCATGGTTGCCAAGCAAGCGGCCATCGATGCCTGCACTACGCACGACGAACTCGACGCTCTGTAAGCTGTTGCTGTAAAAGCACAACCGCAAATTTTTTGTTTGGTTGGGCGGAAAGCCGCTATCTATCTTGTATCATCGCTCCGTTAACAAGGAGTTAAAATGAAGATCAACTTAGGTAGTGGCTACAAGCGTATTGACGGGTTTCTCAACATCGATGACGACCCGCTGGTTGAGCCGGATTTCCTTTGCAACATCGAGCAAGACAAGTTGCCCCTTGAGGACAACTCTGTTGACGAGATCCGTGCCCACCACATCCTCGAGCATATCGGGGAAGGATTCATCCCCCTGATGAAAGAATTGCACCGTGTATGCAAGCACGGCGCTTTGCTGGACATCGTGGTTCCGCACCACTTCCACGACAACTTCTACGGCGATCCCACCCATAAGCGCCCCATCACTGTGAGCGGGATGCACATGTTCTCCAAGAAACATTGTGAGGAGCACCGTGAAGTGTATGGCTCCAATTCTGGCATGTCGCTCAAGTATGGAATTGACTTTGACGTAGAGTCGTTTGACTTTGAGTACGACCCCTTCTATCACGGCCTGCTGGACATGATCAAGCAGAAGACCGAGAACGGTACATTGACGCATGAAGAGAATCAGATGTTCAGGCGTTTGATGCGGGAAGCGAACAATGTGGCGCTTCATACCTTAATCAAGATGAGGGCGGTGAAAGAATGAAAATCCTGATCATGGGCTTGCCCGGCGCAGGCAAAACAACCTTGGCTGAAGCTTTGGCCAGACAGCTTCAAGCGGTTCACTTCAACGCAGACGAGATCCGCCGTGAGATCAACAAAGACCTAGGCTTCAGTATTGCTGACCGCTTGGAGCAAGCTCGTCGCATGGGCGTTCTGTGTGACATTGCCAGTCGTCATGGCTCTCATGTGATTGCTGACTTTGTCTGCCCAACACCAGAGGCTCGTGAGGCTTTCAAGCCTGACTTCCTGATCTGGGTTGACCGCATCAAAGAAGGGCGTTTTGAAGACACAAACAAGCTGTTTGTACCGCCTGAGAAGTACGATGCGCGTATTGAAGGCCCGTGGGGTATGCAGTACTACGCCGAAGAGCTGGCACGCAGGATCAACCCTCGCCAACCAACATCACTTTACAAAGTCGGATGATAGTCTTTACCAACGGTTGCTTCGATGTGCTCCATCGTGGGCACGTTGAGTATCTTAAAAAGTCCCGCAAGCTCGGGAAAAGACTGATCGTTGGTCTGAATTCGGACGAGTCAGTAAAACGCCTCAAAGGCCCGAATAGACCCATCAATAACGAAGAAGATCGCAAAGCAGTCTTGCTGGCGCTGAGGTTTGTAGATGAGGTCATCATCTTTGACGAGCCAACGCCGCTTAGGCTGATTCAGGTCTTGAATCCAGACATCATCACAAAGGGTGGCGACTACAAGCCTGAGCAGGTAGTGGGTTACACCTTTGTCAAACAGACAGTCATTATTCCGTTCTTAGACGGCTATTCATCAACAAGGATTATCAATGAGACTATCGGGGATTGTGGAAAAGGGTTGGGGCTCTGAGTTAATCTGGGCTACCAACGATAAATACTGCGGCAAGCTGATGACCTTCAACGAAGGCGCTAAGTTCTCCATGCATTTTCATGCCGTAAAAGACGAGACTTGGCTAGTCCAAAGTGGGCTGTTCAAAGTGATCTACATTGGCACGCAAGATGCGCAACGATACGAAAAAATCCTCAAGGTGGGAGATACTTGGAGAAACAAGCCGCTTGAGCCTCACCAGCTCATTTGCCTTGAAGCAGGTGTGATCTTGGAAGTCTCAACTGCTGACTCGGTGGAGGACAACTACCGCATCGAGCCGGGGGACAGCCAATGAAGATCTTAGTCATTGGTGATGGGTGCATAGACGAATACCGCTACGGATACATAACCCGCGTCAATCCAGAGTCTGCCGCACCTTTATTGAGCTTCGAGGACAGCGAGGAGAAGATGGGCATGGCGTTCAACGTAGCCCAGAACCTGCAAGCATTTGGTGCAGATGTCACTTTGTGCGTTAGTGAAGAGCTATCCCGCAAAATCCGCTATATCAACCGCCGGACAGGTGAACATCTTCTTCGGGTAGATATGGACGAGGAGTCCCTGCCATACGACTTCAGTGTGCCCTTGAAAGACTTCGATGCCATCGTGATCTCGGACTACAACAAAGGCTTTGTTTGGGATCAGACCATTCAAGAGCTTAGGCAACAGTTTGCTGGCCCGATCTACATGGACACCAAAAAGAAGAACCTAGCGGACTTCCCCGGCGTGTACATAAAAATCAACCAACGTGAGCTGTACGAGGCCACATCCATTCCCGAGCAGGACAAGCTGATCGTCACCTACGGCTCCAAAGGCTGTGGCTACAAAGACAAGATGTATCCTGCCAAGCCTATCGAGGTGGTGGATGTATGCGGTGCAGGTGACGTGTTCTTGGCCGCTATGGTGGTCAAGCACTTAGAAACTGGCGACATGGGCATAGCTTTGCCGTTTGCCAATGAGAAAGCGGCAATCTCTTGCCAGAGTCTGGGGGCTGTATGCGTATCCTGATCACTGGCCACAAAGGCTTCATTGGCCAAAACATGGTCAAGGCTCTGTCAGATCATGAGCTAGACCTATGTGAGTGGGGCGATGAGTATTCCCTCTATGGAATAGACCGCGTCATTCACCTCGGAGCGATCTCCGACACCCGCTGTGACGACTGGATAGCCCTTCGTAAGCAAAACGTGGGTTTCACCATCACCCTGATGGAGCGTTGCCAGAAGTACGGCATTCCGATCCAGATTGCCTCCTCCGCATCGGTTTATGGCCCCCACAACACGACTTTTCGGGAGACTGACCCTGTAGCGCCAGCCAATCTCTACGCCGAGTCTAAGGCGATTGTGGAGGCTTACTTCCACACTATGCGCCCAATTTCACCAGTTCAAATCTTTCGCTACTTCAATGTGTATGGCCCCCACGAGGATCACAAGGGTGATCAGGCTTCCCCGTTCCACAAGTTTAGAGAGCAAGCCAAGACTGGCGTGATTAAGATTTTTGAGGGAAGTGACCAGTTTCAGAGGGACTTTATCCACGTAGACGAGGTGATTAACGTGCACAAACGGTTCTTCAAAGTGGCCGAGTCCGGCATCTGGAACGTGGGCACTGGAAAAACAATGTCATTTGCCGATGTCGCCCTCTTGGCAAGCACTGAAATACCAGCGAAAATACAGACCATTCCGATGCCCAAAGACCTAAAGTCTGGGTATCAAAAATTTACCCAAGCCGATTTAACCAAAATCAAGGCGACCCTAAAAAATGAGCGTTGAAATTGATAAGAGGTTAGCTGTGCACGAAGCCATCTGTTCTGAGCGGTACAACAGCATAGATCGTTCATTGCGTGACGGCGACAAGCGCATGTCAAAAATTGAGTACTTACTGTACGCGGTGATGATCTGCGTGCTCTTTGGCCCCGGCGTGGCTGGCGAGTTTGTCAAAAAGCTTTTGGGGTTTTGACATGCAAGACTGGGCTGAAGCAATCATCTTCGCCTCAGTCATAGTCGCCTTCATTGTGTGGGGGACTTTTACGATTTTGTGGATGTGGGGCTAATTTGTTAAATGCGCTGGCTTCTTCTCCCACTGTTGCTGTGCTTGGCAGGGGCCACCGCAAATGAACGATGCATTGTTTCGGACTTTTACGGGCTAAGTTGGCTGGGTGATCCAAGCCTGCGCCACATGGAGTTATCTAGGTGGCTGACAACAAACGGCGATAACTGTTCAACGGATCAGTTGTTGGTTATTTGGAACAATTTGCCCATGTGGGCAGGTGTTGCAGACAGCTCGGAGCTACGTGGGAAGCTTTTGTATTTTTTTGCAAGAGCGGCGGAGAGGGAAAGGAAATGATTCAGTTGCACAAGTGGTATCCGTTTGTGCACCCTAGCCCCTACGATATACGTTCTATAGCCCACGCAAAACGTGCCGAGCGAATGGAGTACGAATACAAGCTAGCTTTGGAGGCCGCAAAGGTTGAGAAAGCTGTTGACGCGCTAGAGATTGAGCTGTACAACAAACGATCACGTCAACGCATAATTGAGTTGGAAATATTTAACAGTACACGACACTTTGATAGATACGCATAATGGTCACATCAAAAAAAGCCCCGGCCAAAGTCGCTCCAGTTAAGCGACGAACACCAAAACCCAGAGCGGCCGTAGAGGCTCCTGCACCCAAGCCCCCAACGGATGCAATTGGCCGCGTCACAGATCTAATTAAGTGGGTGGACAGCCCATTCAAGCTGTTCACAGTGATACTTCTGAGTTTCCTAGCCTTTGCTGGCTACTTTGCTTGGGACTCTCGTCAAGTCATCTTGCACGCCATCCAAAACCAAGACCACATGCCTCAGCTTGTCAAACAGGACGAGTTGATCGAGCCTGCACAGGGCTTGATGAAGGATGTTGACGGTCTGATTGTTCTGGTTCACAAGGCCAACTTGGCCACAAACAGCAGAACAACCATGCTGGCCCTCAATTCTGACGGCTCACGCGAGAAAAAGATGGAGGGCACGGTCTCTTCTCTGTTTAACGCCAGCGCTGACCGTAATGCGGCCATGGTGGCCATGCTCAACGGTGAAGTCATGTGCGAAGAGTTCAACCCATCGTCAAAAGTGGGCGAATGGGGCGCCAAACAAGGCGTGAAGTTCATGTGCCGAGGCTCAATTCCTCCTGACATGGGCAAATTTGCAGGCTACGTAGCCGTCGGGTTCAAGGAAAAGCCTGAAGACATCGCCGCCCTCAAGACCCGAATTAACCTAGCCGCCACAGATATGGCCGACGAATAAGGAGCAACTATGTTTTCACTACTTTCAACCCTTGGCGGACTACTGATCTCTGGCTTACCAAAGCTTTTGGAGTACTTTCAGAACAAATCTGATCAAAAGCATGAGCTGGCGCTGGCCAACATCCAAGTTCAGATGCAACTTCAGATGATGGCGCAGGGCTTTGCCGCCCAGCAGAAGATCGAAGAGATCCGTACAGACCAGATTGCCATGGAAACCGATGCTCAAATGACTGTGGCGGCGTATGACCACGACAAAGAGATCATGAAAAAGGCGGCTGGCTGGGTGGTGACCTACATGGGAACCGTGCGACCCACTGTGACCTACCTGTTTGTCCTCGAATTGTGCGCAATCAACGCTTGGATTGCCTACTACGTCCACACACACCCCGGTCTCATCATCAACATCGATGAGCTAATCCGCTTGGCTGATGTAATTTTTAGCTCTGACGAGATGTCCATGTTGGGTGCGATCATCGGTTTCTGGTTTGGCTCACGTAGCTGGAGCAAAAAATGAAATTGGGTGAGGCTGGCGCTAAATTGATGCACCAGTACGAGGGGTACAGGACTAAACCGTACCTATGCCCCGCCCATATCTGGACAATCGGATACGGGCACGTGCTGTATCAAGACCAAATCCGCCTACCAATGGTCAGAAAAGAGGGCTACAGCGGCATGATCCGCAGTGAGTACCCATTGAAACAGGAGCACAACCGTGTCTGGTCAAAAGAAGAGATCAATAAATTATTCGAAGATGACGTCGGCCCTACTGAACGTGGTGTTCTTAGACTTGCTCCCGCTCTTGCTGGTCGTCAAGGCGCTTTCGACACGTGTGTCAGCTTTTCCTTCAACGCTGGACTGGGCGCCTTTCAGCGCTCTTCTATTCGGATGAAGATCAATCGAGGCGACTGGGAGGGGGCGGCTGAGGCTTTGATGCTGTACGTCATGGCCGGCGGCAAAGTTCTGGCCGGACTCAAAAAACGCAGGGAAGCTGAGAAGGCGTTGTTTTTATCTTAAAGGCATACTAAAATGGCCCAAAGAATCTACGAGGTGAACGCATGACGACCGCAAGTGTTATGACCTATGACAGTTTGGTCGAAAACATCCAGTCCTATCTGGAGCGTACAGACGCCGCCACGCTGGACAAAATCCCTTTGTTTATCATGCTTGCTGAGCAGGTTATTGCCTCTCAGATTAAGTTTTTGGGCAACCTGACAGTCAACACCAGCACAATGACTGCCGGCGCCAATGTGATCGACAAGCCAGCTCGTTGGCACAAGACGGTCTCCATGAATATCACTGTGGATGGTGTACGTCAGCCTGTATTTATCCGCAAATACGAATATCTGCGTGAATATTGGCCAAACCCAGCACTAGAAGGCACACCAGCCTTTTACTGCGACTACGACTATACCCATTGGATGGTGGCTCCTACTCCAGATACAGCGTACGATTTTGAGGTTTTGTATTACGAGCGTGTACAACCCTTAGACAGCTCTAACCAAACTAACTGGTTCACAATCTACGCCCCTCAAGCCCTGCTTTATGGATCGCTCCTACAGGCTATGCCATTCCTCAAGAACGATGATCGAATTCCAATGTGGCAGGGTCAGTACAAGCTGATCATGGACATCTTGACGGCAGAAGACAAGTTGCGTATTGCTGATCGTCAAGCGGTCGCCAACGACAGTTAAGGACTAACATGAGCTACAACTCACCATTCACAGGCAACG